GGGGTTGGTGCTCTCGGCTTTCATGCTTACCTACAACGGAATGGCGTTGCTTTCGAGGGTGTTATGGCCAAAGTCCTTAACAACCAAATGTTCAAACATATCAGAGGTAAATTAGATGAAGCTAACACCGACCTTGGGACTCTTAGGGGATCTCCGGCAGATTGTGCTGGCACTGGCCGCAGGTTTGCTCACGTTATGGCTATTGCTCCCAATGCTAGTTCTTCTATTATTATGGGTAATACCAGCCCTTCTATTGAACCTTATCGTGCTAATGCTTACAGACAAGACACGTTGAGTGGTTCACATTTAACCAAGAATAAATGGTTAGATAGAGTAATTATGAAACATCTATCACCAACTGGTGCACCATTGACACCAAAAGGTGATGGTGAGTACCAAGATATTTGGTCTTCTATTATTGCCAATGATGGTTCAGTACAACACCTTGATTGGATGGACGAGAACGATAAAGAGGTGTTCAAAACTGGTATGGAAATTGACCAACGATGGGTTGTTGAACATGCGGCTGATCGTCAGCAATACATAGACCAAGCACAAAGTTTAAACCTGTTCTTTAGGCCTGATGTAAATGTTAAATACCTACACGCCTGCCATTTCTTGGCATGGAAAAAAGGATTGAAGACATTGTATTACTGCCGTTCTGAAAAATTGGCCAAGGCTGATAAGGTATCTAAACGTATTGAGAGAGAAGTTATTAAAGAGTTGGACATGAGTGCGATTGCTCAAGGCAATGAGTGTCTGGCTTGCGAAGGTTAATATTTTAAAAAGGAATAAAAATGAAAAAATTACTAATCGTTGCCATTTTGGCATTAACATCAGTTGCAAGTTTTGCACAAAAAGAAAAACCAATGGTCATCTATGATTTCCCACTCACTAGGGTTATTGATGGTGACACGGTTGCATTTCAAGCAACATTCTTGCCACCACCATTGAAACAAGAATTGAGCATTCGTGTGTTTGGTGTTGATACACCTGAAAAAGGTCATAGAGCAATGTGTCCACAAGAAGACCAACGTGGTCAGGCGGCAACAGCATTCACCAAAGCACAAATCAATGCCGCACAAAAAAGACAAGTTGCATTGATGGATTGGGACAAGTATGGTGGTCGTGTTCTTGGTGATGTTCTGTTAGATGGTAAGAGTCTCAGAGCGATGTTAATTCAAAATGGTTTCGCACGTGAATATTACGGTGAAGCAAAACAAAGCTGGTGCAACAAATGAAAAAGATTATTAGATTTACCGCTTCATGGTGCCAACCATGTAAAGCAATGGCAATGATTCTAAACAATGTAGATTCACCATACCCAATTGAGGTTGTTGATATTGATGCACAATCAGATGTTGCAATTGAATTTGGCATTCGTTCAGTACCAACACTGGTAATGATTGAGGATGGTACTGTACTTAAGAAGATGATTGGTGTAAAATCAGAAGAACTTGTGAAAGAATGGATCAATGGTTAAGAAAAATCCCAGCCGACTGACGGACGAACGCAGTTCATTTAAACCCTTTAATTACCCATGGGCATATGATGCATGGTTAAAACACGAACAATCACATTGGTTGCATACAGAGGTGCCAATGCATGAAGATGTGAAAGATTGGAAGAATAAGTTATCAGCTGAAGAAAAACATTTTCTCACAAACATTTTTCGTTTCTTTACACAAGGTGACATTGACGTTGCAGGTGGTTATGTAAACAACTATCTACCATATTTCCCTCAACCAGAAGTACGCATGATGTTGTTGGGTTTTGCAGCACGTGAAGCATTACACATTGCCGCATACTCACACCTGATTGAAACACTAGGCCTGCCTGAAACAATGTACAATGAATTCATGGCTTATCAAGAAATGAAAGACAAGCACGACTATGTGATGGACATTTCTGGTAAGAATGGTACAAAAGAGAACACTGCTCGCCATATCGCCGTGTTCAGTGCCTTCACTGAAGGTATGCAGTTGTTCTCATCTTTTGTTATGTTGTTAAACTTCCCACGCACTGGTAAGATGAAAGGCATGGGACAGATTGTTACTTGGTCTATTGTTGATGAAACAATGCACGCTGAGAACATGATGAGATTGTTTAAGACATACATTTCAGAGAACCAAGAGATTTGGAATGATGAGTTGAAATCATCCATTTACACCATTGCTGAACGCATGGTTGAACTGGAAGATAAATTCATTGACCTAGCGTTTGGTTTCAATGCTATGGAAGGTCTAACATCGGATGAATTGAAGAAATACATTCGTTACATTGCTGACCGCAGATTGATTGGTCTTGGTATGAAAGGCATATTCAAAGTTAAACGCAATCCACTACCATGGGTTGAAGAAATGATTAATGCACCAACACACACCAATTTCTTTGAGAATCGTGCCACAGACTATGCCAAAGGTGCCTTATCTGGTTCATGGGATGAGGTGTGGAGTAAGGCCACAACATGAACCTCGACCTCATTATTTTTATCTCAGTAATAGCTATTACTGTTGGTTTAATAGCATGGGATGGGTGCAACAATAAGGATGGAAAAGATTAAATGAGTTTTTTAGTGGCAAATCTACCACCAGTAAAATGTTTTGTTCGCAGAGAGTTTCTCTATGACTTTGAAAAGGGTCACGGAGAACTTGAACCATGTTGGTGGATATCATTGAAGTCTCAGCGTAGTCAAGCGTTTCGTATTGAAGCATACTTAAATGAATATGGTGCATTGTATGACAAACTGCCATTACATGCATTTTGTTGGAAACCTATAGAAGGTGAACCATACCCTTTAGATTTTCTACAATTATGGAACAGCATGTCTTATGATATTACTGTAATAAGAAAAGCAATGATATCAAATATGAGATGTAAGATTAAGATGAAAGATGGGTCTTGGTTGGAAGGTGAATACCTTTTCACTGTTGATTCTGCACATCCAGATTTTAACATTATAGATTGTGGTCATAGTGAAGACGTTGAAGATCACAAATCTTTCAACTTTATCAAATGCGACAATGGTCAGTTCGCTGCACAGCCAAACAATCGTGTGGTGATATTAGAACCAGCATCCAATCCTAAAAAGATGAAGATACCAGATTTCAATGTCGCTACCACTAGATGGAATGTTGAGATGGATCCAAAGTGGGACTATGGCCTGCCAGAAAACAAATGGAGAATGAACGAATAACATTAACATCCTTTGTTGTCTATATACTCAAGTAATAGTATATGGAGGTAACTTATGTTAATAGTAAATCACGAATGTGAATCGTGTGGTTCAGATTTTGCAATTCAATATGATGAGACAGAGTGTGAGAGTGATCCAATGCACTGTCCCTTCTGTGGCGAATATATAGCTTTAGAGGAAGATGATTTTATCGACCCTGATGCTGAAGAAGAATAAATGTCATGGTTTTATAATGGAGTAGAGGTGACCGACCAAATGATTGAAGGTCAATATGGTTACGTCTATTGTATCACAAACAAAGTAACCGGTCGCAAGTACATTGGCCGGAAGTATTTCACCAAAGCCGCAACAAAGCAAGTTAACGGGAAGAAAAAGAAAACCCGTGTCAATTCAGGTTGGCAAAACTATTTTGGTTCAAACAAAACAATCATTGAGGATGTGGCCACTATGGGAGCAGACAGTTTCCATCGTGAGATTTTGTATTTCTGTAAGAATCGTACAGAGTGCAGTTACTATGAGACTTATGAAATATTTGTACGAGGGTGTTTGCTTACGCCTGAATACTATAATGATTGGGTCACATGTAAGATTCGTAAAGCTCATCTGAAAAGCAACACCAATACTTATAAAGAAGGAGAGGCCAAACATCAACTTTCACACATCATTGCCTAATAATTACCGTAAAGAGAGAAAACCAAGAATGGCTAGAAAAGCAAATACCAAAATCATGGTGTCTGATTCAGCGGATACCAAACCACGCAGTAATTCTTTAAGAGTGAAAATCGATGACTTGCAAACATTCGATCCACTAACGGAGAATCAAAGACTATTCTTTGATGCATATAAAAGAGGAGATTATTTTGTTGCACTACATGGTGTAGCAGGTACAGGTAAAACCTTTTGTGCTTTGTACAAGGCAATAGAAGAGGTGCTCGATAAGAGTAACCCATTCAATAAGATAATCGTGGTGCGCTCTGCCGTACAATCACGTGAGATTGGTCATTTACCAGGTGATGTAAATGAAAAGATGGAGATTTACCAACAACCATACAGGCAGATTTGTGAAACCTTATTTGGTCGCAAAGACGCATGGGATAGATTGGAAGAACAAGGCCACATAGAATTCATCAGTACGAGTTTTATTAGGGGTATGACTTGGGACGATGGAATTATCATAGTTGATGAATGTCAAAATTTGACATGGGAAGAAATACACACCTGTATGACCCGTGTCGGTTACCGTTCTAAAATTATTTTCTGTGGTGACTATAGACAGACCGACCTGAATAAGAAAAAAAATGATATGTCCGGATTGAGTAGATTTTTAGAAATTGCTTCTTTGATGAGTTCACACACACGCATAGAATTCACAGTGAATGATATAGTCAGAAGTAGTCTAGTCAAAGATTGGATTGTCGCTACTATGAAATATGAGGATTTGCAAGAAGATTAACTATAAATAGATGTAGGTCGCCGGATTGCACTCCGCACCTACTCTAACATTGTAAAGGAATGTCAGCATGAATATTTATAACCGTCTCGATGATGAATTTATCATTGAATTGAGACAATATATCAAAAATAATCCACTAACCAAAGAAGATAAAGTTAAAGGTGAAGGCATAAAACCTGTACATACACCAATTCTTTTTGGTAGAGATAATGGTTTTTATGGTAAAAAACACACAAAAAAACAAATAAAAGCTTGGAGTGAAATGCGTTTGGGTGAGAAAAATCCAAATTATGGTGGTAAAGCTTGGACAGAAGAGTCTCTAAAAAAATTGAGAAAACCTAAAAATAATAAGGAAAACTATAAAGGTTCTCCGGGAAAAATTACTTGTATCAATAAACTTGGTCAATCAGTTCAAATTCAATCTGCCGTATATAATGCTCAAAAAGAATCTGGTTTATCAACTAGTGATTGGGAGTATGTGAATACAAATAGTAAAGAATCAAAAAAAAGAAAGTCTTTACACACTTAGACACGGCACACTAATAAAACCTAGTAGAAACACTAGTTTTTGTTGCGACCGCACATATATATTAATGAGGTGCTTGAAATAGGCCTCATTAATTTAATCGTCTAAGGAGATACCCATGTTTGCATATAACACATTCATTGATGCAGTTCAAAATTCTAAAAAGTTTTTCGTTAATAGTTTTATTACCGATGAGAAGGTTCGTAAACCATTGTTGGCATTCGTTGATGCACAAACAACATTCACAAAACAAATCGTAAAGTCTAACGAAGAAGTTACCGCATACGTTAGCGAAGAAGCCACTAACCTATACAAAAAAGGTCTAACAAAATGAATAGACCACTTGACGCCTTTGCTGGTGTTGATGTGCCGAAGATGAGTGATTTTTGGAGTTGGGTACATAAGGCATTCAAACCATCATACCAAGATGAAGTTGAAATGTATTTGAAAGATTCTGTAGACCACAAAGATTTACAGGCCAGAATGGACAACCTAATGCGTAGAGGACTAATATGAAATTCTTATGGAAAATAGTAGAGACAATTGTTGAAATTAAAAAAGCAATTGCTCGCCGTCATTTGAATAGACACATAGGATCTTGATGTAACGCAAACCTCAATTATTTGTGGTTATACATATACCATAATAGTTGAGGTACTATGCATAAAAAAACATCCAAAAGCGAGTTTACTAGTCTGTTCCGTGATGCGGCATTAAAAACCAAATCGTGGCATTCTGTAACAAGAAACAACTGGAGTATCAAATTCTCCATACATGATGATGATACAATTATGGTGTCCATATATTGTACACTGACCCTTAGGTCATACATTAGATTTTTTAGTGTAGAAGATGAAGCGGTACAATTCATTAATTTTGTAGTAAACCTAGACTAACCCACCCATTGAGGTGGGTTTTTCGTTTGCGGCAATCATGTTGTGGAGCCATTGCATTCATTGATTGTCCGATGTATAATTGTTAGACAAAGGAGTGCATATGGACGAGTTATCAAAAGTTAAACATTCTAAACGTATTCAACAAAAAGAGAATCACGTTAAAAAGCAGGTAAAGATTGCCAAGGCATATGGTATACCGATCAAGCAAGGTGAAGAACATTACCTTGCCAAACATTCGGCACTAAATTGCGGCAACCCACAATGTCTCCTCTGTATGAACCCACGCAAATCAATGGGTGAGAAAACAATACAGGAGAAGAAATTTGACCAACGGAAATTACATGATGAGACAACAGGAGATTGAATTCTTTTGGCCTCTGACAGAGCAGATGCCACTTGAGTTGAACTATAGTGATTGTGCCAAACCACAATTAACAGGTCCATGGACCAATATAATAGGTGATGGCAAGTTATACAAAATTGGTGCAACTGGCAATGCCACTTGGTCTAACAGTATTGTGGCAAGCAATATGACCATTGATGTTGGAACGACCGTGTTCAAACTAGATGATCCACCATTGTATCGCAGAGCATTGTATAAATTGATGAACATTAGGTGGGAGAAGAAATGAGTAACACACAAAAACATGCTTTGACAGAATTCAAAGCCGCAGGTTGGTTAGATGATGATGGCAATTACATAGATGAAATGCAAGAGGCTATTTGTAACCATGTACTGGAATTGATTAAGGTATTTTCTGATGAAGGTCACTCAGGCAGTACCGCACCATATACTATTGACTTGTTCAAAAAGTTGGCTATGTTTGAACCAATTGTACCCTTGACAGGTGAAGATTGGGAATGGACTGAAATTGCCAGAGAAATGTCCGGATCAAATAATGGTACAGTATATCAGAACAAACGCTGCAGTCGGGTGTTTAAAGATGATGATGGTGCCTATGATATTGATGGCAAGGTGTTCTATAATTGGTACACAAATGAAAATGGTAAAAGATTCAAATCATATTACACTAGCCGAGACAGTCGTGTGCCTGTATCGTTTCCATACACACCAACAACTGTTTATGAAGAAACCGTGGAGTAACAATGGCCATAACACATGCAATGGTACAACCAAACCACAGATTACACAATCAATTTGATGTGGATATGGGTGTACGTGAAATACCTATTTTTGGTAAGATAGTCTATGCTCAACTTGAATTAAATCAAATTGATTTTGTTCAGGCTGCCAGTGATGATGATGCACGCCTTATGATGAAAGAACGATTGGCTGAGAAGTTGGCACAATATATGTTTGATAATAACTTGATTGAATATTCTATACAAGACAACCATGGCGGCAACACCAAAACCGTACGTGCCAGAGTATGCATTACACCTGATGACCAAACCAGACTATTGAGGATTCATGCAAAATGAGAGATGAACTAGACGCCTTGCTGTGTGAGAAATATCCCAAGATGATGGTTAACCGTGACAAATCCATGATGGGCACCTGTATGTGTTGGGGCTTTGAGTGTGGTGATGGTTGGTTTAATATCATTGACCGGCTTATGCACAATATACAAGACCATATTGATTGGAAGAACCGAGATTCTGAAGTGGTGCCGCAGGTGACACTAGACCAAGTTAAAGAAAAGTTTGGTTCTCTACGATTCTATTATAGTGGTGGTGATGATACAATTCGTGGTATGGTAAGTATGGCATCGAGCATGAGCTCTGTTACATGTGAGGTCTGTGGTTCACCAGGTAAGTTTCGTGGTAAATCTTGGTTCTATACCGCATGTGATGAACACAATAGGGACATTGAGGATGATGCGTTGATGCATACACTAGGTTCTTAAATATGCCAGCAGAAAAGATTTGTCCACGTTGCTCTAAGAAACACACCAAACGTGGACAGTTTTGTTCAGCGTCCTGTGGTAATGTCCGTGTGCATTCCGAAGAGCACAAGAAACACCTCGCCAATAAACTGAATCAATATAATGATACACCAGAGGCAGCCGCCCGTAACGCACGGATTGCACGTGAGTCCAGACTACGCCAGCAAGGTGTAGATTTTAACCCATTGACCTCT